ACGCTGAACACTGCACAAGGCGGGCAGCGTCAGCCGTGTTTTGTTCAGCAGTCACAAGTTAGACGACTCACACCAAAAGAGTGCGAACGGTTGCAAGGCTTCCCAGATGATCACACAAACGTCCCTTGGAGAAACAAAGAAGAGTCGCCAGATTCACATCGGTATAAGGCAATGGGTAACAGTATGGCAGTCCCAGTTATGCACTGGATTGGCGAAAGAATAAAAGCAAGAGAAGAAGGGAAGATATGAATCCAAAAACAGTTCCAGAGTCTACCATTGAAGAGATCATGACCTACTGGAGTAAATGTGGATCTGTTAAGGACACAGCAGAGCACTTCAACAGGACGTACCGATCAATCGAACAGATGGTGTCTAGGTACTCGCATCGATACGAGCGCAGCTTCAACTTCCCGCACATCATCCACGCCAAGAGGTTTGGCGCGTGAGTACAATCTGGCGAGCAATCAGCAGGAAACACGGTTGGGTAGTGCATTTCTCAAACCATAGGGATCTGAATGCATTCTTATTTTCTAATGGCGCGTCTAATTACGAGGTAGACAGGCTCGAATACTCAAGGAAAGTAGACATCATCAAGATGTTGAATGGTAGTGCCTTGCAGGGATGGATGAATGGAAGGGGTAGAAAAAGCGACATCTCAAAGGAAGTAACAAAAGAAAAATGATCACTGAATGGTTTGCAGATCCAATAGCAGCGTTGGACTACGGGAAGACATGGCTGCGAGGTAACACAAGATCACACATTCTAATGGGTAGAACATCAAGGGGCTTTTGCCTGATTGACCCCAGGAACAAGGATGGCCACTATTGTCAGATCGTTGCCAAGCTCTATCGTAAGGAAAAAGCTAATGACTAAAGTAATCGTATCAATGTCCGGCGGTAAGGATTCAACTGCTACGGCACTTTTAGCTGTTGAACGTGAAGTCAATCCGATGTTGGCTTTTTCAGATACAGGCCACGAGCATCCATCAACATATGAATATGTAGACTACTTAGAGAGCAAACTAGATATTAAGATCGAACGCTGTAAGGCTGATTTCACAAGAGATATTGAACGTAAGCGTGAAGTTGTCCAGACCAAGTGGCGTAAAGACGGTATCTCTGAAGATAAGATTGAACGCGCTCTAGCTGTTCTGCATCCAACAGGTAACCCATTCTTAGATATGTGCTTATGGAAGGGCCGATTTCCTTCCACAATGGCTCGGTTTTGTACAGAGCAGCTTAAAATCTTGCCGTTCAATGAACAGGTGTTATTTCCTGCGATAAATAAATATGGACAAGTCGAAACGTGGGTAGGCGTTCGCGCAGATGAATCTCGCGCACGAGCAAATTTACCAGAAAGATCTATGGACGACACTGGCGCAGAGATCGTAAGACCAATCCTTCACTGGACTGTTGAAGATGTATTCGCTATGCACAAGAAGCATGGTATTGATCCAAATCCACTGTACAAGCAAGGCATGGGTAGAGTTGGATGTATGCCATGTATTAGTTGTAATAAAGAAGAGTTGCGTCAAATCGCAATGCGATTCCCGGAAGAAATAGAACGAGTTTCTGAATGGGAAGCCATCGTCAAAGAGGCAAGTAAACAAGATGGAGCAACTTTCTTCACGGTTAGAGCAAATGAAATGAATGAACTCACGACTAGGGAAGAGCATGAAAAACTAGCTTCAATCAAAGGGAAAGTAGACTGGGCAAATACAACTAAAGGCAAGGTCCAGTACGATTTGATTAGCGTGTATGAAGAACCTAGTATGTGCCACAGCATTTATGGGCTGTGTGAATAGATAAGACCTATGGTATAAAGCGCGTATACACACTTTGGACGCTATAGGCACAGAGATGACAGGTAGGCCCAGCAAATATACCCCGTCAATACAGAAGAAAGCAGATACATATTTGACCAATTACGCAGCATGCGGAGACATCGTTCCGACAGTGGAAGGATTAGCCTGTGAGCTAGGCGTAGCAAGGTCTACAGTGTATTTGTGGGGAGAAACAATTGATCAGTTTTCGGACACGTTAGAGGCAGTCAACGCTATACAGGCGAGAAGACTTGTCTCCGGCGGGCTGACAAACGAGCTGAACTCAACCATCACAAAGCTCATGCTGGCCAATCATGGATACCGTGAGCAGCGTGAGATAGACAACAAGTCCAGTGACGGCTCAATGACCCCAATACAGAAGATCGAGCGCATCATCGTGGAAGCCAAGCACGTTGAGTAAGCTGTCCCTTCAGACTGCTGAGGTATTTGCTCCACTACTGAACCCTGCCCGATACAAAGGCGCATGGGGCGGACGAGGATCAGGCAAGTCTCATTTCTTTGCAGAGCTGTTGATCGAGGACGCGATACGAATACCTGGTATGCGAGCAGCGTGTATCCGGGAAGTACAGAAGTCACTGAAGCAATCCAGTAAGCGGCTGATCGAGGACAAGCTCCAGTCGTACAACCTTGGTGAGCATGCCGGGTTCAAAGTGTACCGCGAGGTGATCGAGACACCGGGCGATGGCGTGATCATCTTTACCGGGATGCAGGACCACACTGCTGACTCCATCAAGTCTCTGGAAGGTTTCGATCGAGCATGGATCGAGGAGGCTCAGTCACTGTCTCACCGATCGCTAGAGCTGCTAACACCAACCATGCGGAAGGAAGGCTCAGAGATCTGGGCATCATGGAACCCGAACAGACCGACAGACGCGATTGATCAACTGCTGCGAGGTGAGAACCAGCCAACAGGTGCTGTAGTTGTCAAGGCAAACTGGCGAGACAACCCTTGGATATCTCAGGTGCTGCTTCAGGAGAAGGACGATTGTCTACGCATGACAGCCGATCGATACGGCCATGTGTGGGAAGGCGAGTACGCCACTGTTCTGGAAGGTGCTTACTACGCACAGCATCTTGCAACGGCGCAGCTAGAGAACCGCATCGGTTTCTTTGGCAAAGATCCACTGGTGAAGGTCCACGCAGTGTGGGACATCGGCGGTACGAGCAAGAAATCAGATGCAACAGCAATCTGGGTTGTTCAGTACATTGGTGAGGAAATCCGGCTGATTGATTATTATGAGGCGGTAGGCCAACCGTTTGAGTCTCATGTAAAATGGCTCAGAGATCGTGGTTATGAGGACGCACTGATGGTGCTGCCGCACGATGGCCGGAAGCACGACATGGTCTATAAGGTTACGCCAGAAGGATTTTTGCACGATGCCGGATTCACTGTTGAGTCTATCCCGAACCAGGGCGCAGGAGCTGTACTGTCCCGCATCGAAGCGGCGAGACGCATGTTCCCAAGCTGCCGATTCCATGATGAGAACACAAAGGCAGGACGAGAAGCCCTTGGCTGGTATCATGAAAAGCGTGACGAGGCCAGAGGCTACGGCCTTGGTCCAGAACACGACTGGGCATCACACGGCGCAGATGCGTTTGGCCTTGTTGCAATCTATCGACAGGGCATCCATCAGTCCGACTCATGGGATACGCCAATACGCAGAAATCTCCAAGGCGTTGCTTGATATCTAATAACTGATAAAATGTACAGGTGATCACATACTTAGGTTAGGCAATGTCAAACATTCTAGACGCACTTACAGTCAGTGACGAAGGCGTTATCAATGATGACCGCATAGCGAAACTGATCAAGCAAGTCGGGCAAGATACATGGAATAACATGAATCTTCTTGAGAAGGCCGCCTTAATTACAAGTCCAGTCCCGATTGTCGGTGATGTTACAGGTCTTGCTTCAGACGCATACATGTACGCAACCAAGCCAGAAGAGCGCACAATTGGGAATATGCTTTTGTCTGCCGCAGGATTGATCCCATTTGTTCCTGCAAAGACTCAGCTAAAAGCGGCAGAAGATGTTGGCTACAGAATGATGCATCAGCCAACAGGTCCAATGGATGAAAATCCGATTCGCCTTGATAACCTAACCAGAGACATACATGGTAATCAGGCAGGAATGCCAGATGACTTCTATTCAAAAGATGGGCAGAGGTTGTACGCACCTCCTGCAAGATTCGCAGATGATGAGTACGGTGTAGCAAACACAGAAAGCTACAAAGCAATCATTAAATCAAGAAACAATCCTGATGCTGAGGTCACGATATATCGAGGCGTACCGAATGATGACGCAATTGACACTATCAACAGTGGCGACTTTGTTACGTTAAGTCCAAAGTACGCTGAAGTGCATGCGGCCAGTGGATATGGCAAAAGCGGCGATGAATCAGGGAAAGTGCTAACACAGAAGGTTAAGGTTAAAGATTTGTTCTGGGATGGTAATGATGTTAATGAGTTTGGATATTTCCCAGAGGATAGGTAATGGCTAATCCATACGAGAATTACAACGTACTCGACTTCTTGACAGATATACCGTACTCAGAGCTGCACAAGTTCTACACCAAAGGTCATCAGACGTACTACAACGATTTACCTGAGATGGTGCAGAAGTTGCGCCCAGAGCTTTCTGGGAAGCGTGTTGACAGAAATCTCCAGGACATGATGTATAACTTCATGGGCGGCTATGACATGGCTGCTCGTGGCATGTCACCAGAATCTGCAATTAGTGGCGCAAGAGCCTACCAGGGGAAACAGTATTTATTCAGTGATCGCAAGCCAGACGCTGTAGGCGATTATGAAGAGAATGTTGCTGGTGTTAAGGCATTCAATCCAGAACAAGGCCGCGTATCTGATGAGGCATTGATTGATATGGCTCTGAAGTTCGCGCGTGATAGAATGGCGCAAAGCCAGAGGACCAAGTGATGGCAATTACGTCATACAGTAATTTACAGACAAGCATTGCGGATTTCTTGAACCGGGACGATCTATCATCGACGATCCCTACGTTCATTGATCTGGCAGAGGCTCAGATGAACCGTGACATTCGGCACTGGGAGATGGAGAACCGCGTGTCTGGCCAACAGTCACAAGGTGATCAGTACATGCAGCTTCCTGCTGACTGGCTAGAGACAATCCGGTTCCACTTAACTGGCAACGGCACACAGGCTGTAGAGCTTGCATCCCTGGCATCGATCGCTGACAAGCGAGCAAGCACAGAGGACATCGCAGGTAAACCAAGGTTCTATGCTCACGTTCGCGGCGAGTTTGAGCTGTACCCGACTCCTGATGAGGACACAGACTTTGAGCTGCTGTACTACCAGAAGATCCCTGCGCTCAGTGACTCAAACACAACCAACTGGCTGCTTGATTACGCGCCAGATATCTATTTGTACGGCAGTCTGCTGCACAGTGCGCCTTATCTCCAGGAAGATGCGCGTGTTGCTGTGTGGGCGCAGATGTACTCGGCTGCTGTCGCGCAGCTCAATGCTCAATCAGAGCGCGTCAAAAACTCAGGGTCTGGCATCAGACTTAACATCAGAGGACTAGGATAATGTCATTCTCAAACTACTTAGAGACAGAGCTGTTGGACCATGTGTTCGCTGGTAACGCATACACATCACCAACCACAGTGTACGTTGGTCTGTTTACATCGAACCCAGACGAGGATGGTTCCGGCACAGAGGTGTCTGGAGGCTCATATGCGCGTCAGACAGCCACGTTTACAGTCTCAGGCAACACTGCTACCACAACAGCGGCTATCGAGTTTCCTACGGCCACTGGCACATGGGGAACGGTCACGCACATTGGTATATACGATGCGGTATCAGCAGGAAACCTTCTGGCGTATGCCGCACTGACAAGCAGTAAGTCTATCGCTTCAGGTGATGTGTTCCGCATCCCAACAGGCGACATTGATATCACGCTGGATTAATCGATGTCAGGGCGCGGCTACGGTGTCGGGTACTACGGTGACAGTCTATTCGGTGTCACTAACTACATTGATGGTGCGGCCACTGCTACGCCTGGTGCGTCTGTATCGGCAAACGCTACTGCGACATTTGTCTCCGGCCAACCTCAGCAGATTGACGCGACTGTTACAGCCACGGCTGACATGGTCAGGGTTAAGTCTGTTGAAGGGATCGTTGAGTCGGCATCTGTCATCGTATCTAACGCAGAGACTGTTGTTGCAGCAAGCGCATCAACCAGCGTATCTGCATCAGCCACTGCATCGTTCTTACGGGTACGCACAACAGACGGTATATCCACTGCACAGGCAGTTACTGTTACAATAGGCAGAGAAAAGTGGGAGCCAATTGCTGTTGGCGCACAAACATGGAATACAATTGCGGCAGGATCGCAGACTTGGACAGAGGTAGCTTAAATGGCTGATACAACCACTACGACTTACGGGCTGACTAAACCAGAGGTTGGAGCCAGCCAGGATACATGGGGTACGAAACTCAATGCGGATCTCGATAGCATCGATGATTTGCTGGACGGGACGACTCCTGTCACCGGGATCGACATCAACTCAGGATCGATTGATGGGACTGCCATTGGAGCTGCATCTGCGTCCACTGGCGCGTTCACTGATGTCACTGTCTCAGGCAACGCTATTGGCACGATCACCACTGTCACAAGTTCATCTGGCACTGCCACGTTCGACATGAGTACGACAAACAACTTTGAGATCACGACAAGCGAGAACATCACATCGTTTGTGTTCAGCAACTTTGTTGAAGGACAGTCGGGCAATATTTACCTGAACAATGCAGGACACACTATCTCTGCGGCGGCAACCACTTACATCAACTCTGCTGATTTGTCGACCATCAGCACCACTGGTAAGTACTGGTTGAGCTATTACTGCGTTGATTCAACTGCATCTGCTGAGATTGTACTTGTCTCTGTAACTCCGGCGTTGACTGGCTCAGGAGCATAATATGTCGCTGATTCAAGGCGGATCACACAAGGTCAACACGACTGCGTTCTACCCCAAGACCATTGACCAGTCTTTGCGGTTTGAAGACGGTGATGGGGCGCATCTTACAATTTCACCAAGCACTGCTGATAATAGAAAGATATGGACATTTAGTGCTTGGGCAAAACGTGGCTCTGGCGGTTTTACAATTTTTAGTGCAAACATTGGCGGAAACACAAACGAAACTCAAATTCAATTTAACCCATCTAACCAAATTGAAATAAAGCAAGATATTAGCGGTCTTAAATTATATGCATATACAAGTGCAGTATTTCGTGACCCTAGTGCTTGGTATCATGTCGTTGTTGCATTTGACACCACGCAAGCAACGAACACAAATGGTGTAAAATTATATGTCAATGGAGTTAACCAAGCGTTAACTTTTACAGCATACACCCAAAATACTGATTTCCAATTTACTAGTGGCGGCACTGGAAAAATTGGCAACAATCATCTCAACAATTATTATGACGGCTACCTAGCCGAAATCCATTTCATTGACGGCACAGCCTACACAGCCGATGCCTTTGGTGAACTGAAGTCTGGCATCTGGGTTCCTAAAGCACCATCGGTCACCTACGGCACAAACGGGTTTCACTTAGATGGAAGTGATATAACTTTAAGTGGCTCAAACATTACATTTGTTAACGATACTTCAACCAACAGCAACAATTTTACAGCAAACAACCTAGTTGCAAGTGATGTAGTCCCTGACTCGCCTACGAATAACTTTGCTGTGTTGAATCCATTAGAAGACAACACAGGATCTTCAGCTACACTTGCTCTGCGAGAAGGTAACTTACGTTCACATATTCAGAACAATCCGGGCGATCACAATATTTCTGGCACTTTTGCACCAACATCTGGTAAGTGGTACTGGGAACAGTATGTTGTGTCAATGTACGGCAGTCAGTATTGGGCAGGAATTAGCCAAGCTAATCTGTATGCGGTGCGCAACTTTGAGTACGGAGTAGGGTATAGAGCAGGAGGTGTCGTTAGAATCAACGGTGTTGATGATTCTACTGGACTAACAACGTATACAACAGGTGATGTTGTTGGAATTGCTGTTGATATGGATGGAGGCACTATTGATTTTTACGTCAACGGTAGCTCAAGTATCTATCAGGCAACTTTGCCTTCAAGCATTACAGATAATGGATTCAAGCCGAATACTGCTAACGGTACAACTGGTGGTGACCAAGTATGTTTCTACAATTTTGGACAAGACTCCACATTTGCAGGAACGCTGACAGCAGGTGGCAACACAGACGCTAACGGCATCGGAGACTTTAAGCACACTGTCCCATCGGGCTACCTAGCACTCTGCACTAGCAACCTGCCTGATCCTGTCTTTGACCCTGCACAGGATGCTACGCCTGAAGATCATTTTAATGTAATTACATATTCAGGCACTACAAGTTCACCAAGAACGATCACTGGCGTGGGATTTGAGCCAGATTTCGTTTGGGTAAAAAACAGGACATCTGCATATTCAAACATTCTTTGGAATGTTGTCAGTGGTGATGACAAAGTTGCGATTACAAATACAACCGCAAGCGAAACAGCAACAAGTGGTGACGCAAACGGAATCATCAGCACAAACGATGCTGACGGGTTTGTTGTAAAGAATGGGGCATCAAGTGGCCTAAATGTAGGATCATCTGGTTCATTCAATTACGTTGCTTGGAACTGGAAAGCAGGTGGCACCGGTGTATCCAACACAGATGGCTCAATCACTTCCACAGTGTCTGCGAATACCGATGCAGGGTTTAGTATTGTTGGATGGACTGGCAATGGAACTGACGGTGCAACTTTAGGACATGGCCTCACTGCGGCATCTCCAGAGTTAATTATCTTTAAAAACAGAGATGTATCAAATGATTGGTTTGTGATGGGTTATCCAAACAACCCAGTATTCACAGCAGATGGGTCGAATCTGCGTCTAAATACAACAGCCGATCTTACTGACAGCACTACCGCAGAGATTTCTATTGGCTCTTCTGTTGTGACATTTGTTGACAACATTGACGACATCAACGGTAACGGTGATGAGATGATCGCTTACTGCTTCCACAGCGTTGACGGTTACAGCAAGGTGGGGTCATACGTTGGAAATGGTTCTGCTGATGGTACGTTTGTGTACACAGGGTTTAGGCCGAAATTCATTATGCTGAAGCGAGCCAATTCAACTGGTGGTTCTTGGGTTATGATGGACGCAGAACGTGAACCATATAACTTTGTTGAAAATTATGTTGTGGCAAACACTTCAGCCGCAGAAGTAACCACAGCAAGTTCTACTGATTGTGATTTTTTATCTAATGGAATTAAATTTAGAACCAATGCGGCAAGCATCAATGCATCCGGTGACGAAATCATATACATCGCCTTCGCAGAACAACCCGTTAAGTATTCGAACGCCCGATAGTATGGAACGTAGAGAAGGAATCACAAAAGGCAATGCGCCAAAGTACATTGGATATGAAGATGACTTATACCGTGTACTTGGCATCATTGGGCAGAAAGATACTGGATCATTGATTTACAACTGCGAATGTAAATTATGTGGTGGAAAGCATCATCGAACATCACAACACCTACAAAGAAAGTCTAGATCAAGAGAATGTACAAAGTATAGATCGTATAACTGGTCTGGATTAGAAAGATGGGATTCAATAATCAGGCGTACATACGGAATCACATTAGAACAGTATAATCAGATGCTAGAAGACCAAGGTGGCGTATGCGCCATTTGTAGCAAGCCTGATGAAGTTGAAGGCAGACGTATGGCAATTGACCATAATCACGACACAGGCGCAGTGCGTGGACTGTTGTGTGGTAATTGCAACCGTGGTCTAGGTAACTTTCAGGACGATATAGATATGCTGAAGAAAGCAACAGATTATTTAGTTAAGTTCAGCAACGCCCGCTGATAGGAGAAATTATGTACACATACAATGAACGTATTATCAGAGCAGGACGCGGTTGGACAGACTCCAATGGCGTGAAGCACCCAACCAACTGGATGCAGTGGGATGATGCTACCAAGACTGCAATGGGTCTTGTGTGGGCAGATGATCCTGCGCCATTCGACTCAAGGTTCTACTGGTCAGCAGGGAATCCAAAGGCCATTGATGATGTGACTGAGACTGTTGATGGTGAAGAAATCACAACAGCAGGGTTAAAGACCAATGCGATTGCACAGGTTAAAGCAACAGCGGCAGGACTGCTTGCACCGACTGACTGGATGGTGATTAAGGCATCTGAGGTTGCTGACTACTCTGTTGACGCAGACACGCTGACTTATCGTGCGGCTGTCAGAACTGCATCGAATGACATCGAGACAGCGATCAATGGTGCGGCAGATCATGCGGCGTTTATGGCTCTGTACGATGCTCCAGTAGATGCGGATGGAAACCCAACAGGTAATGCGCCTATCAACGACTGGCCTGAAGTATAATCAAGTTATACCCACTGATCGGAGCAAGCCATGCCGTTGATCCCGCTTAAAATACCGCCCGGAGTCTATCGAGTCGGCACTGA